CCAATTCGGTTGAAGTCTGGTATGACTCAGGAAACTCTGACTTCCCGCTAGAACGCATCCAAGGTGCGTTCAACGAAATTGGTTGCGCGGCGCCATATTCCATCGCCAAGCTCGACAACGGTATATTTTGGTTAGGCGCGGACGCGCGCGGTAACGGTATCGTCTACCGCGCCAATGGCTACACCGGTCAGCGAGTTAGCACGCACGCCATCGAGTTTGCTATCCAAAGCTACCCGACCATCTCTGACGCGATTGCCTACACTTACCAGCAAGAAGGCCATGCGTTCTATGTGTTGATTTTCCCGGCCGGCAACGCAACTTGGGTTTATGACGTTGCAACCGGCGCGTGGCATGAGCGGGCCGGGTTTAGCAACGGGCAGTTTATGCGCCACATCAGCAACTGCCAGATGAACTACAACAACGAAATTGTGGTCGGCGATTACTCTAGCGGAAATATCTATGCGTTTGATTTAGACGTATACGCTGATAATGGCGCCGAACAGAAATGGTTGCGGTCATGGCGCGCATTGCCTTCTGGGCAAAACAACCTCACCCGAACCGCGCAACATGTCGTCCAATTGGATTGCGAATCCGGCGTAGGACTAAACACCGGGCAAGGCAGTAACCCGCAAGTGATGCTCCGCTGGTCTGACGACGGCGGCCACACCTGGTCAAACGAACACTGGGCATCGATGGGGGGTATTGGAGCGTATGGCACCCGCGTCATCTGGCGCCGGCTGGGAATGACCGAAAAGCTGCGCGACCGGGTGTATGAGGTATCCGGTACTGACCCCGTTAAGATTGCCATCATCGGCGCCGAGTTAATTGTAACCCCGACTAATGGCTAGCCCGCCCAACACGACTAATATCACCCCGCCACGGGTTCCAGTAATGGACCCCAGAACCGGGTTAATTTCGCGTGAGTGGTATCGGTTCTTACTAAATCTGTACACCATCACCGGCGCGGGAACCGGCGTTACGCCTACCGCCAATGGGGGCACCAATTCAACCGCCACGCCCACCGCTGGCGGGGTTGCGTATGGTGATGGCGCTAGCTATAAATTTACGTTGGCGGGGGCGCCGGGGTTAGTTTTAACTAGCACCGGCACCGGCGCTCCCGAATGGACGTCAACTAGTTCGGGAACTGTCAGCAGCGTTGACGTGTCCGGCGGGTCCACCGGGTTAATTACTTATGGCGGCCCTATTACGTCTTCGGGCGTTATCACTTTAACCGGAACGCTTAACACCAGTAGCGGGGGCACTAACTCAACCGCGACCCCAACGGCTGGCGCTGTCCCATACGGTACCGGCACGGCGTATGATTTTACTGCGGCTGGCACTGCGGGCCAGGTGCTGACCAGCGCAGGCGCCGGTACGCCTACTTGGGCCACGCCGACCACTGGCACAGTTTCTAGCGTTGATGTATCAGGTGGCACGACGGGCTTAACCACTTCGGGCGGCCCGATTACGTCATCGGGCACCATTACGTTGGGTGGAACTTTGGCTATCGCTAACGGCGGCACTAATGGTACGGCAACACCCACGGCGGGGGCGGTTTCTTACGGCACTGGTACGGCGTTTGGCTTTACGGCTGCTGGTACGTCAGGCCAAGTGCTGACTAGCGCTGGCGCTGGTGCGCCCACTTGGACCACACCAACTACCGGCACGGTGACCAGCGTTGGGCAGACGTTTACCGGCGGCCTCATATCGGTAACCGGGTCGCCTGTTACCGGGTCTGGCACGTTGGCGTTAACGGTTGCGGGGACGTCGGGCGGCGTTCCTTACTTTTCATCCGCAAGCACCTGGGCGTCATCGGCTGCGTTGGCAGCAAATGCTTTGGTCATCGGCGGCGGCGCGGGCGTAGCGCCTGCGACCACTACGACAGGCACAGGTGTTGTTACGGCGTTGGGCGTTAACACCGGAAGCGCGGGCGCATTTGTTGTCAACGGCGGCGCGTTGGGCACGCCGTCCAGCGGCACGGTGACCAACCTGACCGGCACGGCGTCTATCAATATCAACGGCACTGTAGGCGCTACAACACCCACCACGGGTTCATTTACGACAGTTGTTGCGTCAACTAGCGCAAGTGTGGGTTCCGCTGCCCCAGCAGGCACTAACTTTTACAACAACAAAACTTTAACCGGGAACGCGAACCCGTATTCAAATAGAACCGTTGCTACCGTGCAAACTGACGCAACAGGCACTGCGCGAGGCTATACAACTAGCATTGGTGTTGTTGCAGCCCACCCGACGCTTTCTAATCTTCAGCATTTTCTTGCCACGCAGGCATCGTTTAATGCTTCTACGGTTACAACTCAAATAGGGTATTACGCTAACTCCTCGCTTGTTGGCGCGGGCACCAACTATGCGTTTAGCGCCGATGACCTTTCTGCCACAACCGGCACCGCGTATGGATTTTTTTCAAACGTCAATACTTCGGGGACGGGTACGGTTTGGGGCTTTTATGCTAACGGCACGGCTAATAACTATTTTGGCGGCAAAGTTGGTATTAGCCGAACCCCAACAACCAACTTGGATGTCAACGGTTCGATTGCTTTTCGCGCGCCCAGCCTAACCAATGCGGCCACCTATACAGTAGCAACCACCGACGTATCGCTGCGGTTTACAACCACGGCCTGCACGGTCACTTTGCCGGCAGCCGCAAGTTTCACAGGCCGTGTTTTGTATTTGAACAATGTCACGGCGATTGCGGTGACTTCTGCTTCATCCAACGTCATTCCATTGGGGTCCAACACGGCGGGCACAGCAATTCTTGCGGCGACCGCCGGTAAATTTGCTATGATTCAGTCCGATGGGACCAACTGGATTACAATGATGGCTAACTAAATAGGGGATTAAAAATGAGCACCATGAATACTTTTTGGAAAATCGAACGACTGACTCGCGACATCAACACTGGTGGCGTCCTTGTGGCCCACTGGCGTGCCTTTGCGGATGACGAGGGGTTCCAAGCCACTGCATTCGGTCATGTCGGCTTTGCTCCCGACAGCACCAAGGAAGACTTCATTCCGTTTGAAAGCCTGACCGAAGAAGAGGTCAGCAAGTGGGTTTTGGAAACGCTTGGCGATGAGCGTGTTGCGGAAGTAATGGATGCCATGAAAGTGGAAATCGACCGGCGTAAAGCTCCGACGACTTCCGAAGGTTTGCCTTGGGCGTAGGTCATGAATGCCAATGAGAAGCTGTCGGTCTGGGTGACGCTCATTGCTACGGTCACGTTGTCCCTAATTCTCATTTCGATGATCAGCGGCATGATGATTGGGTTGTTTGACGAGAAAGTGGACAACAACAAAATTTTTGAAGCCGTACTCCCTGCGTTCCAGACCATCGTAGGGGGGTTCATTGGCCTGATTACCGGCATCAAGATTGCCACTGACCAACGTCGCGACGACGCAGAGGATTGATTGTGGACTACCAAACACTTTTCAACATCATCCTCGGGGCTGCTATGTCGATTGTTGGATGGTTTGGCCGCTCCGTGTGGGAGGCTTCCATCGAACTCCGCGCTGACCTCTCCCGCCTGCGCGAGGACATCCCCCGCACCTATGTTGCCCGCGAAGACTACCGTTCAGACATTCGGGAAGTTAAAGAGATGCTGACTCGTATTTTCGACAAGTTAGATTCCAAGGTGGACAAATGACGTTTGAAGAATCTTTCAAGGTACTTATCGGCCACGAGGGCGGGTACAGCGATGATCGCAACGACCCCGGTAACTGGACTGGCGGAAAAGTGGGTGCCGGTGAAATGCTGGGCACTAAGTACGGCGTCGCCGCTAACTCCTATCCGATGGAGGACATCAAGAACTTGACGCTTGAGCGAGCGCAGCAGATTTACCGCCGGGACTATTGGGACAAGTTGCACGCTGACGACCTCCCTAAGCAAGTGCGGTTTGCTGTGTTTGATGGCGCAGTTAACTCCGGTGTTGGTCAGGCTGCGAAATGGCTCCAGCGGGCTGTTGGGGTTAAAGACGACGGGATTATCGGTCAGGGGACGTTGGCGGCGGTTAGAGCGATGGATCAGTACAAGCTCGCCGCAGTGTTCAACGGGCAGCGCCTAAAATTCATGACTGATCTAAAGGTCTTTGACAAGTATGGCAAAGGCTGGGCTCGACGCATTGCCGAAAACCTCATTAACCTACCGTAGGGGGCACCATGAATCTGAAATTCTTCCTAGACCGAGCAAAAGAGCCCTCCACTTGGCGCGGCGCCGCCGTCATGGCGGGCACGCTGGGCGTTGGCGTTAACCCTGAGGCCATGCAGCAGATTGGTCTGGCTGTCGGCGCTGTCATCTCGGCCATCGAGATTTTCCGCAAGGAATGATTGATGGGCGCTGCCTTTGCGCCCATAATTTAGTCAAATTTTTCAGGTGCATGCTGTAGCAGCGGCCAAACTTAAGGGGTTCCGATGAGCTACACAATGACCTATGACAGCCTGCTAGTAGACCTCCGACGCTATCTGGAGCGCGGCTTCACGCTTGAGAGCGATGAAATCGTCTACGAGCAGTTGCCTCGGCTCATCACCCTAGCCGAGCGGCGCATCGCCCGCGAGTTGAAAATCGAGGGCTTCATCAAGGCCGTTACTACTCCTCTGGTGCCCGGCGTAGCTGTCTACATGAAGCCCGACCGCTGGCGCGATACCGTTTCTATGACGACTGTCGCAAACCCGCTTTTTGCCCGCTCCTATGAGTACATTCGCTCATACTGGCCAGACGAAACTCAGACGGCGGCTCCGGCCTATTACGCCGACTACGATTATCAACACTGGATTATTGCTCCGACTCCCTCAACAGCTCAGACGGTTGAGATTCTGTTCTACGAGCAACCCAGATTCCTTGGCGAAGAATTCCAGACCAACTGGCTGACAGAGTACGCCCCAGACCTCCTGCTTTACTCCTCTCTCATTGAGGCAACGCCGTTCCTCAAAAACGACGAGCGTGTGCAGCTCTGGCAAGCTATGTACGACCGAGCGGCGCAAGCATTGAATGGCGAAGACCTGAAGCGAATCATGGATCGCTCAGCCAACAGGAGTGAAGCATGACCACATACACAAGCGTCTTCGGTGGCGCCAATATCTACCCATCCGAAATCAGCTACAGCGCTCTCACGCTTGATGCCGATGTGACGCTTAGCTGGCCAGAGGAAACCTCAACCAGCGAGAATCTTGCGACCAGAATCATCGACGTAGTTGATTCATCAGGAAGCTTCAGCATCTTCTTGCCGGATGCACAAAAGGCCGGCACCGGAGAAACTATTCTTTTTAACAATAAAAGCGCAGAAATTTTTGTAGTCAAAAGCGCAACGGGCGTTCAGGTTGTCAACATTGGTTCAGGAACGCTGTGGCAAATCTACCTGACCGACAACACCTCAGAAGATGGCAACTGGGAAACTCTGCAATATGGCGCTGCAACGTCAAATGCTAATGCCTCAGCCTTGGCCGGGACTGGCATTGTTGCTGTCGGCGCTCTGCTTTCTCAGTCTGTGCCAATCACCGGATTTTCTTCTAACTACTCAGCCGGGGTAACTGATCGGGCCAAGATGTTCAACTGGACATCAACGGGAGCTGGGGTGCTGACCCTACCAGTTGCGGCTACAGCCGGAAACAATTGGTTTTGCTATCTCCGCAACAGCGGCGATGGCGCAATTGTCGCGACGCCTCAGGGCTCCAATTTAATTAACGAAGGCGCAACGGTTAGCTTTCAGCCCGGCGATTCCGCAATCATTGCCTGCGACGGAATTGATTTTTACACCATTGGCTTTGGCCAAAACGCTGTTTTTGCCTTTGATTACACCGTAATTGACGTAAGCGGAACGGGTAATTACACGCTAGCGGGAAGCGAGCTAAATCGAATTGCATACAGCTTTACAGGCGTATTGACCGGCAACAGAAGCATCATTGTGCCGGCGACCGTGCAGCAGTATTGGGTGACGAACTCAACGACTGGCGCGTTTACCCTGACGGTGAAAACTTCTGCGGGAACCGGCGAAGTGGTTGCCTCTGGTCAGCAGAGAATTTTTTACTGCAATGGAACAAATGTAGTCTCTGCCGATAACAATTCTAGCGGCCTGAGCGTACCAGTCACCATTGCTCAGGGTGGAACAGAGGCAACGACTGCCGGCGGCGCCTTG